TGACTCAGTGTGGATTCCTAGTCTTTCCACTTTGTTCTCCTTTCAAAAGAACTTCTATAATAACTATAACTATGATTATTCAGGATTTATTCCCAAATGTCAAGTTTATTTTTAACTATTTTTCAAGACTTTTTCTGTGTAGCCTTTGTCAATCTTTTCGTAGAACTTATCCCAAGCAAAAGCAACTGCCTCCTGCTCTGTCGCAAAAATCTTTTCACTGCCCATCCAAGAGTTAGGTGCTTCTTCTCTGCCCCAAGACATAAAGACGCACCAACGCCCTGTGGGGTTTAACTGCCTTATGTAAATCATGTAGGCTTTTCTAGCCCCATACTGCCCACGCTGTCCCTGTGAACGCTTTACTAGGGTTACCTTTGGAAAAAGAGTTGAGTATTGCATTTGGTCTCCAATCGTTTTGTCATTTCCCATACAAGAAAGATAACACACTACGCTGACATTTTCTTCCCTTTGGCAAGTATTTTTCTGTTCGCCCTGAGCGAACAAGAAGACGACACCTTCAAACAAAGAAAAAACATAAGGAAACGCAGGTTATTGGTTTTTCCATGCGAAGCATGGAACAAACCTCTCGCATGGAAAAAGTATTACCCCAGGTGCAACAAAAAATCCCCTGAAAAATCAGGGGACTCTTTGCGTTTGGTTTATTCCAGAACTCTGTTCCAAAATGTATGATTGCCCATAGTCGTTGTGCTGTATTCAATCCTGAACACTTTGCTCAACGCTTTGCGAACATCAGGGGTAATGTCTTTGTATTGAGCCTCTGCCAACTGATAAATAGCGTCAGCCCCAACAAATCCGGGCACTGCGTCTTTGTCTGTGTAATCTCCCACAATCAAAACTCTGTCGCCTACCCAGCGACCAGAAATGTCTGTCATGGGGAAATCTCCACCACCACTATCAGGGCTTGTCATTACAAGCACATACATTGCGTCTGCTAGTGATGCATCGCAACCCGTTTGCTCATACTGCTTTGACCCTAGACCTAATCCGTGAGGGTCTACCCACTCTTGCTTATCTATGTTAACTAATCTGTGATACTGTCCCACCGTTAGTCTCCTATTCTTTCTATCTAAGGCAAGCCGTTAGGCTTGCCGTTAAGGTTTGAAGTAAGGGCTAGCCGTTCTCTTGCCAGCCCCTACTTCTACACGAGCCGATTAGACTCGTGAGCCGATTGCCGAGACCACTTTGGCCGCGGTCTGTCCGATTACCTGCGCTGCTTTGACTGGCGACTCGGTGCTGTTGAGCGATACAATCTCGCCACTTGTTCCGTCTAGGTATGACTTAGCGTAGCCAGTCTTACCGTCAAATGTCAGCCACAAGATAGCCACGCCCTTACGGTCAGCCTCTTTGAGCAACTGCTTGGCGTATGCTTGCTGGTCGCTACGGTATCTACCGTCAGAAACAACTACGAGCAATCTCGCACCGTCTCCACTGGTTAGACCCAAGCCACTGTCAAGAGCCTTGAACGCTTTGGCAAACTCTTCGGTTGAGTCGGTGGCAGTGAAAGTCTTCACTTTGTCCAACTTCTGTCCCGGCTTAAGAGTGGCAAATACATTCTGACCGTAATAGACCATTGCACACTTGCCCTGAATCCTACGAACTGCCTCTGACATAATCCACGCAGTAATGCCCATTGGTTGCATTGCTGGTTTCATAGAACCAGAAATGTCCACCATAACGCCAACCTTTAATGTTGGGTCTTCTGTTTGCTTACGCTGTGTGCGTCTCCAAGTTTCAATCGGAGATACAACACCCTTAGCCTTAAGAGCCTCACGCTGAACAACTGCACGAGAACGCAAGCGACCAGGTGGAACAACGCTACCAGCACGAACTTGTGAACGCTCACGATACTTTGCTTTACGCAAAGCGTTAGCAACTTTGTTGGCTGCTGCCAGTTCTTCTGGCTTAGGTGAGCGAGAGTCTTGAAGAACAGAGTTGGTTCTAATTCCAGTTATGTGAGAACCAGCAGAGAAAACTTCGTCAGCAATCTTGTCACGATGTTTCTTTTCTTCGTGTGCTTTGTCTCTTTGCTCGACTTCTTCTTTGCGTTCATCCATGTCAATCTCGTCATTGATGTCGTCTTGGTTGGCAATCTGAACAATGTCTTTCATTTCTTCAACTGCGTCTTTGACTTGCTCAATGAACTTCTTGAACTGCTTGACTTGCTCGTCAGTAGGTTCGTTGCTTGGTGTAGGTGTGCCATCCTCGCTCGGCTTTGATGTGCCCGGTTCTGGTGTGCCACTCTCTCCACCCGGATACTCGCAACCACCTTTTGGTGTTTCAGTTGGTTTCTCGCCAACTTCATCTTTGCGTGCATCAAGAACTTCAATGAAACGATTTGTAAGTTCGTAAAGTGGTAATGCGTTTTCGTGGTCGCTGTGTGCTTGGAACTCTTTCCAGATTTCACGCAACTGGTCAATGGTCTCTTTACCAAGAACCTCGTGCAGGATTTCCATAACAACTTCTGGAACATCATTTGCATCCAAAACGCCAGCGTCTACTCTCGCAAGAGTGAGCAGAGCAGTAAAGGCAGCAGCGTCTACTTTTGAAACATTTTTAACTTGCTCGTCAAGTTCTGCCATAACGATTTCCATTGCACAAGCACGAAGTAGCAATCTGTTCTCTGGAACAAATACGCAACCCCAATACTCAATGCGACCCTCTTCCATAGCATGCAAGAAACGCAAGTGTCTTGCATCTAAATCTTTTGCTGCTTGCTCTAATGACCAGCGAGAAATCCTAGCGTGGAGTGCCTCGTGGAAAATAGCACCAGTAGCAGTTGGGTGCTTAAGTTGATTTTTTCGGTGTGTAAGTTCGCCAACTTCTTTTGGCTCAACATTGCCAAACGCTTTGCTGATACAAACTTCAATCTCTGCTGTGGCAGGATTGAAACACGCAGGTGCACCAATGGTGGTGTCCTCAACTAGACCTACAACTAGGTCTTGGCGTAGCGACCATTTGTTGACAATCTTGCCAACGCTGGCATTGACTTTCAACCAGTCAGGGTGGGTGCGACCAATGGTTTTGGTGCTTACTTTGTAGTGGCTCATTTCTGAACTCCTTTTCTTGTTACTACTACTTTACTGTATAAAACTAAAAAATGTCAAGATTTATTCCCAGATTTTTAGGGTGTGTGTGGGGCGGAAATCTAAGGGTAAGCCACCCCACACACGAGCCAAAATCGGAGACCTAGATTTTGGCTGGCTTGAACTCTGTGCCATAGACACGAGTAAATACATCAGCGACAATCGCTCTGTCTTCAACTGGTGCTTGGGCAATCAAGTTAGAGACTGCCCAGTCTGCACCAAGTTCAGCAGAGATGTCTCTGTAATCTAGCAACTCACGCATTTGTGGTGACCAGTTGACTTCATCAGACTGTTGCTTTTTGGCTAGGTTCTGTGCACAAGTTACTGCTTGTGCTGGAACTCCTAACTTACGAGCAAGTGTCCAGTCAGTAGTCATTTCTGCTTGAATACCAAAGCGAGAGAGTAGAGCCTCAGAAAGATTTACTCCGGGAGCGTTAGGGTTAGTAGCAGCCACCACGAAGAAACCATCCTTAGCCTTAACGATTGCTCGTTCAGGGTTGGCAGTTACTTTGAGTTCTCTACGACCATCCATAAGACCATAGACGACTGAAAGAACTTTGGGGTCAATCAAACCAATCTCGTCAATCAGTAGGACTTTGCCCTCTTCTGCTGCTCGCACTAGCGGCCCATCCACCCACTCAAAGCCACCAGCGATTGTTTGAACATAGCCACCAACTAGGTCGCCAACTTCGGTGTCGCCAGTTCCAAGAACTGTGATTAGGTCGTCACCAAAAGCACCTTCAAACATTGCTGTCTTTCCAGTGCCCGGTGCACCATAAAGCAAGATTGACTTTCCAGTCGCACTTGCTCGCTGGCTACGAGCAACTTCAACATCTGTGTGTTGCCCCCACTTACGAGTGAAGTATTTCTGTCCATTAGGGCGAACATAAAAACTTTCACCAGCAAGAGCGTCGACTTGCGTCACTTGAACTCCTGCTTTCTCAGTGTTGGCGTTATCACGATTGCGAATAACTGCTTTACCTGCTGTCTCGTCATAACCTAAGTTTAGGTCAGATGCGACAACTGGATTTAGAACTTGCCCAACAACTGCGCTGAGCATGACTGGTAGGTTCTCGTGAATCCTACGCTGGTTTTCAACCCACTCTTGTGAGGTTGGATTTGTGTTTGGTGTAGTCATTTTGGTTGGTCTCCTTATCTTGCTACGCCGGGAGTTACTGGTGTCAGGGTGACAACAGTTGGTGTTGCAGGTGCTACTGGTGCAGGTGCATCAAATAACGCCTCTGGGAAATTAAACGCTTTACGAGAGCGTTCAATCCTACGAACAAGTTCGTTTGAAGTCTTACCAGATTTGATAAGTTCAACATCCTTGTAAGTTGCCTCAACTGTGATTGGTTGCTTGAACAACTTCCAATCTCTGTGAATAAGTGAGTCAATGGTTTTTGAAACTAATCTGTGTAGGTGTGTAGCAGAAATGTGCTTTACACGATTTAGGTCAGTCTCTTGCTGGAACTCGCCACTCGCTTGACGAGGTAGAACGAAGTCCCCAGTTGTTGGAACTGATGAAAAGTTCCAGTTCTTGCGTGGATGCCAAGACGAAAGTCGTCTCTCCATTACACAAGCCGGGATTACCCCACCTTCAGCGTTAGTCGCTGGTGGCGTGATAACCATTTGGTAGGTGTAGTTGTCTTTGCGGAACTCTAAATAGAGTGCCTTGCCAACTACTGTTTTTTCTGTGTTTGCGTTCATTTGGTCTCTCCTTATCTAAAACGCTTTTTTGTATCTACTATCAACAATAGTGATTTTCACCACTTTGTCAAGTCCATTTCCAAAACTTTTTTTGGGAGTGTTTTTCGTTGATACACAGACTATAACACCAAGTGTTCGTCATTTATTCCAAAATGTCAAAAAAACTTATTTCGCCCAGAGCGAACAGAAATGGTGAGGCTCATCTCCCTGAAAAAACATAAGGCTTATGTGTTAGATGAAGGGCCTGGACTCCGGGGGTTCTGGATTTGTGGGTTAGCACTTTTTCCATGCGTCAGCATGGAAATGGGCGTGCATGGAAAAAATGGGGACCTGGAGACTACAAAACAGGGGTGGCGCAGTCTTTACAAACTACCCACTCAGCCTCATCATCAAGTATGAAACAGAATGGCACAAACTTCTTACTTACAGGGGTTTCGCCTACTTGTTTAAAGCATTCTTCGCAAGTTTCAGATGCCTCGCATTCCAGGCCAACTTGATTGGCTGTAATGACATCTTTGGATTCTTCAATCAAATGGATTTCTATGTGTCTCATGACTTTTATCATAAAACATTAGAAACTATGTGATTTTTTATTCTGTGGAAGAAATCCCTAATCCAATGTTTGTTGCACGCCAGATGCTTGGAGCGTGGTTCTCTTCAACCTCTATCTTGTGTTCCAGTGTGTCGTAGAGACGCAAAATGTGGATACAAGGGTCTCCCTCTTCAAACTCTTTATCTTCTGCCTCTGATGTAGGCAACCCGTCATGCGTTTCGCATATAGGTGCACCAACCCACCCGTTAGCGAATCCTATGCTCAACCACTCGTCAAATGTCATCCGTTATTCTTTCTTCTGCTCATGGCTCGCCGTTTTTTGCGTCTAAGGCTTGCCGTTATGTTTTTTATCTTATACCCCCTTTCGCTTGCCGTTGCTTCTCGCTCCATTGCTTCTTACCGTGTCCTTATGCTATAAACCCCGATGGAAGGCTCGCCGTCATCTCCTCCCGCGATGCGTGCTTGCCGTTCTTATGTAATAACCCCCGATGGAGACTTGCCGTTATCCCTGGGTTATCGTTTTTTCCATGCGGCGGGCCCGCCGCGTGCATCCCGTCTTATGAAATAACTTAAGGAATTTGTTCAAAAAAATAAACCCCCGTTTTTACAGGGGTTCCGGGGGAATTGTATCGTTTTGCACTTTAGGATATGGGACATATCCTAAAGCGATTTTTGGGATTTGTCAATAGATATTGCATAAAATTTAAGTTTTTTTTAAGAAATCTTGAATGTCAGTGGCTGCTGCTATGGCTTTGCGTTGAAGAAACCAGTCAGTTCGCCCAACAGTTTCAACGAGTTGTAGTCTGCATCGCCAGATGCTGAGATGCCAACATAACCAATGTCTCTTTGGAACTTGGCGTAAGCAAGTTTGGTCTTTGTATCAAAGTGTCCTCTTGGCAAGCCTTTGATGCCTGTGACTTTTGAGAGGGCTAACTGAACCAAAACGACGCTCTTATGTTTTATTCCAGCGCGGACCTGAGCAGGAGTAATTACTGGTGCGTTCTCGTTTGGGGACAAAGGGCTAGCCGTCTTGTATTTTGGTCTTGCGTATCCAATGACTTCCGTTTGATGACGGGTGCGTACATAGACACCGTTAGGTGTCTGTGGTTGTTTAGGTAGTCCGCTAGAGGTCATACCTTCCACCGTTTGTATAGTCCCGTCTATGGCGTGCCGTTTAGTGTCCAGAACAATACCGATATGTGGCGAGCCGAATTCGCTTGCCGTTGATGTTTGGAGAAAGACGATATCTCCTCGCCGTGGTCTTACATGGAAAAAACCGTGACCCAGGTAATAGGCGAGGGCAACCGTTGAGACTGTGTGGGCTACGGGTAAGCGGACACCCGCTTCACTGGCAACGACATCAATAAACAATCCGTTCCATGGCTTGCCGTTGATGTTCAGCCCCTGGGCAAAGACATTTTCCATGCCGTTATTTGTATAGTAGCCCGTGTGCTCTAATGCTTTATTTATGAAGCGTTCCCGAAGACTACTCGCCGTTGGTGGTTTTGGTTTCGGTGTCATCTGTATCCTGGAAATTCATAAGGTTATGTAATAAGTTCGTGGCTTCGTTTGCTCTGGCCGTCAATCTAATGTGTTCTAAACGAGTGGAAGCAAGTTTGACATCGGAGTGAAGATTGTCCGTCAACGCCACTAACTCTTCAATGATTTCATTTAGCGTCATCTTCGACAACCTCTGCTTCTTCTGTTTCTTCTACTATAACGGTCTCTGGTTCTAAACGCCGTTGGGCTTCAATAGCGTTTTGAGCAATGCGTTCCAAACGCTCAGCAATGATTGAAGCGGCGGGGCGGACATCAAGAGTGACATCGGTATTGATGTCAATACCAGCACGAATACCAGCACGGTCAAGAATTTCAGAGGCCGCCTTGAGTTTGACGGGTTCGGACTCTGCCGAGTTCATAAGTTCCTCAAGAGTGTCGACGGCGGTTGGGGCAGCCTGAGTTAGACGAGAGCGGGCACGCTCCACTGAGTCGGTTGGTTTATTGCGTAAGGAACCAAGATGGACACGACATAGGCCGTCATCTGCTCCACGCCCTCCAGACCAGAGTTGGCAACGGATACCGTCATCCTTGATTGCCTTACAACGACGGGGAAGAGGGAGTTCCTTTTTTCCATGCAGACCCTGCGTTTGTTGTTTTGCCCAAGCGCGTGTTGCTCCTAGTACCCAAGGCGGGGCGATGTAGTCTGCTGCTGACTCGGCTAGCAAGTCATAGCCGTTTATATAATCAGAGTTTTTATCATTAGGGTCCGAAAGAATTGCAACTTTTTCATCCAGCGACATTAGCCGTTGCTGAGTTTGCATCTCAGGCGAGAGTGCCTGAATCAATCCTGTTGGAACGCCGTTTACAGCATAGACAGGAAGCCAATTGAATCTTGCTCGACGCAACGCCTGTCTATTTTCAAAGGTGTCTAAACAAATTCCCCTATCGGTTTCTTCAATTCCGTGGAGAGATAAATCTGGGCGGAGATTGACGGGGGTATCAATCTGGATGTCGGGGGCTTCGAGTTCGGGTTTAGCAAACGGGTCTTTATCAAGAGCGTCTGACATAACTGATGTCCTTCGTTTTGGAGCCAGACGGGAAGACTGGGGAGAGACTGCTTCCCGCCTGACCCATTCTTTTTGCGTTGCTCGCAAATTAAGGTTGTCTCTACCCGCCGAAGCCATGCTCCGACAGTTCTCACTATACGCTATTAGCGAAATCTGCTTTCGGCGAAATTTTGGGCCTGGTGAGGGACCGGGGTGGGTTTTTCATTTACAAACATAGAAAAAACCCCGAAAAATCAAGGGTGAGATTTTTTCGGGGTTAATTCTAGAAAGTGATTTGGAAATTACTTCTTTTTTGGTGTTGGAGTCTTTTTCGCAACTGGCTTCTTTGCCACTGGCTTTTTAGCAACTGGCTTGATTTGAGCCTTTGGTGTTTCCTTTTTCTTTTCGCAAGGACATACGCTACCGCTTTTACAGCCACAAGATTTTGACTTTGTAGAAACTTTTTCAGAGACAACTCTTGGTTGTAGGTCTGCCACATGCTTAGTTGCTGATGGGACTTCGTAAATCCAACGACCTTTTTCATCTCTTGCGATTGAAGAAGCCGCTGGCTTTTTCTTTTTCTTTTTACCGAATAGGTTTTTGAACCAACTCATCTTTGTGTATCTTTCTTTGGATATGGCTGGACTTTATATTTCAATTTATCCAGCAGTTCTTTTTTTCTTCTTTTGGAAGTTGTATTGAAATATACATAGCGGTGCTTTCTCGGCCGCTCGTGTCTTTCAAGTCTATCACCATAAAATTCTTTTGCGCCATTTACTCCACCGTGCTGGTCAAAAATGTGGCGAGAGTGCGAACCAGTTTTTCCATCAAGTCGCCACTCAACATGGCGGTCAGACATACCTGTGTAAATCCAGTTGGTTGCTTGATACACAATTCCGATATGACCAGCACCAATCTCTGCGTAAGAGATTATTATATCTTTGTTCTTAGGCAGGAGTTTTAGGCTACGACCAATGAGATAAGACTCTGTGTTTTTAGGAGTGCCATCTTTTATCCACAACCTAGTGAGTTCTAAAACATTAGCCGATTCATCTTTGCCACAAACTCCAACACAAACTGAGGGAGATGCTGGCTTTCCATAGATTACACAGCCGAGCATTTCATCGCCATCAAAAAGACCAAAGGCATACATAGTGCTGGCTCGGCGATGTAGGTAGTGATTTTCTATAACCATCTGGTTAGCGTCTTTTGACGCAACAGGTCTTATGGAATAACTAATCACCAGACAAGTTTATATCTTGTTCTTTCTTTTCCTGATTATGAGGACACTCACACACCCAAGTTTTTTCGTAGTAGGTTATCTCTTTTTTACAGTTCTCGTGATTACCTGTCATACAAAAACCACACTTAGGTCTTCCAATTACTTCAGGTGCCATACGCCCTCTTTGATGTGGTCCACCTTGATACTTGGGTCAAGCATAACTTTGAAACCTGCTCGTCTTGCGTTCATACACCAAGAGTAATCTTCGCCAATATCTAGGACTATATTTTTGGCAGGGTGGTCAATTCTTTCAATTCGGAACCAAGGTCGTTGCATACGCTCAAAGACACCTGACTTCATAGAGATAAACCCAAAGCCAACTCCAAACACTTCTAGTGGCTCGTCTTCAAAAAAGAAATCTAATTCTTTACAGTTGATTGGGCTCTTACCGTCGGGTGCGAATTTAGAAACTGAAACTGACATATCACCAATCTGCGTGTAGTACATACCACTGATGATTTCGTGTTCGCTAGTAATTAGTTTTTCAAAGGCATCTTGACCCCAGATGATATCTGAATCAATCCAAACAATTCTGTCGTAGGTATATTCACCAGAACCAATTTCATTGGTGTCCCAGTTTGATTCTTTCTTATCTATCGCAGTCATTTCCCTAGCGTGAGCAACGAGAGATGAACCAGCATTTAGAAATTTATAAGTCAGCCCACGCTGATTGAGCCACTTAGTAGTTTCTACCAATGACTTTACATACTCACCGTGAATAAGTTTTCCTGGAGTGGCAATCAAAATATTATAGTGTTCCAACTGAAACATCCTCTGGGTCGTAGAATTCTGCGTCATACTCTATCTCGCAAAGAGCAATCGCCCTTTTCATAACTGCATCTAATCTGCTTGCTAAAGCCAATCTTACTTTTGCTGTCATATCAATATCGTCGTTCAAAGTGTAGTCTTCATAAATAGTTTCAAAAGTCCAATGCCAGCCCATGTTACTTATCCAATGAACATTGGCACTCAGTCTTCCTAATATCAAAGGAGAGAGATACTTGTCTGGCAAATCTTTTAGTACTGACGCATAGATATCTGGAAAGTTTTTTGTTATCGCAGAAACTTTTTTCATATCTATGGACATTTGAGTTTTGCTGAATAACTTAGTCAAATCGCAAATGGTAGCCATTTCGCTATCTAACTTTATTGTTTGTAGTGTTATTTTCTTAGGCATCGTCTCTACCTAGGCTTTTCCAAGTTTCTTCACTGCTGAGTTCTACCCACTGCTCTATGAACTTTAACGCTTGCTTCATTTTCATTTGCTTTAGCAGTTCTATATCTTTTGGCTCTATCAAAGACATAGCGATAAAATCCAACATCTTAGTAAATTTATCTTCACCCTCTTGGAGTAAAAAATCCAAAAGTTTCTCTGTTGATAATTCACCCATAGATGTAATCCTAAAAGTGTGGTCAACGCCCTTGACAGTTATCTCAAAAACAGGAGTGTTATTGAAAGCATCATCAATCTGTCTAAACAGTTCTTCGTCGCTCATTAGTCCCAGCCTCTACAACCGTCATAGACCACATCTGTTTCTAGGTGTGGAGTAAGCGTAACCATGCCAGGATAGCCATTAGTCTTTTTGTATTTCTCTGGCTGATAGTCGTGTAATTTATTACAACTCATACATTTGGCTTGGCGTGGAGTTTCTTCTGTAATTTCAAGTTCTACAATCTTGTCTGAAATTTCAAGTAGCAATTTGGCAAACTGAGTGTAGGCTTCTCTCTTAGTTTCAAACCAGTTGTCTTTTCCATAAGCACCAATAGTTGATATGCGCCCATCAATGCTGTCTTTGTAGCCAACAATCCAAGGTCTTGGTCTGGGGTCAATTTCTCTTTCTTGGTCGCTTCTTGGAATGTAATTTTCATCAAAGCCAACCACCAATCTGAAATTACCAATTTGGTTAGGAAACATTGTAAAACCGTGTTTCCACTCGTATTCTGGGTCATAACTTTCAAACTCGTGTGCCAGTGCTTCTCTGAACTCTTCTATGAGTTCTTCTCTAGTGTGGTAATTAGTCATAGTACTACCTACTCCTTTATGTTCGGTGTTCATACCTAATTATATCTACGGCTTGCTATTTTTGGCAACTATTTTGTTCGCCTATGGCGAAACCCTACAATCTCTACAAAGCAGGACATCAAATCCTGTGGCTTCATTTACAATTCTGCCGTTCTGACTTACTGGACAAGGTACAACATTTTCATTGCCACATCTGTCGCACTTCAGTTCAACAGTCCACTCAACCAAATACTTACCCTTTACAGCAGAAGCAATTCCTTGCGTCAGTGCGTGTAATCCACCACTACCAATCGTCTTATGTAAAAACGACTTCACATTGTTGGTCAGCAAAACTGGTCTTGGAGACTTACAAGGGCAACTCTGTTTTTGAGCATTACACTTATGAATTCCACGAGCATCTATGAAAGTGTGAAATCCCATACCATGACCACAAATACAAATCCTGCCATCACGGTTATTTGCTCGCTTGATGTTTATATAATCTTTGAACGCTTGCTCTTCTGAAATGTCTAAACCTTGAAAACTCATTTGAACTCTTTTCTATCTAATCGGCTTTGAAAAAATGCTATCACAAAAACAAAACCTATCTTACCTAAACACACCTAAAAAACCTATCCTATCTAATTATCTATCTGACTGTGTTTCCCGCCACCCCCATGCACACATGCATGCGCGTATAGGATTAACAATCAGTTAGGTTTTTAGGTATAGATAGGTCGCACATACTATCGCAAAACATTTTTATAAATTAGTGAAACCCAATAGTATCCCGAAAAAAGCACTTTTCGGATACTATCGCAAATCTTTTTTAGAAATATAAATATCCCGATAGTATTAGGACATAGGCCAAAATAAAGATACATTAGATACTATCCCAAATCTTTTTTATTTTTCTATTTTTTCTCACAGTATCTCACCATTTTTTCTATAATATAAGACCACAAAACCTGTATAGTTTTCTCAAAAAACTATACAAGTCAGCCAAATGTGTATAGTAAAAATCGCTTACAAAATCTAAGGTAAAATTGATTTATGGCTGGCTTAGACGAATATCAACTTCTTGTAGAAGCAAATTTGCGTCGCATAAGATTAGCCACTTCTGTCATAAATGAGGTTCATAACCAACTTCTTGACCCACTTTATCCACACTCTAAAGCAGACCTACTACTTCAAACCGAAGCATTGGTAGAAGCGTCTTTCAATCTTTTGGAAGATGTTCGTGAAGTTGTTTGGTCTAATCAACACGGACAGCCGTCGCCCGGTAGTTAGGAATTTTTGTGCTTACCCCGAAAAACAGGGGTGAGGGAGAGCACTCAAAAAACAAGAAAAAAAGAAAAGCACCACAGATTGCTCTGACAGTGCTATTTCTTTCTACGCCAGTTTGTATGGCTCAGGCGGCTACTTCTTCTTTTGGAATAGCGTCTGAATTACAGCCACAACAAGGGCAATACCAAAAGGTGTCAGGACACCTACTATATAACTACCCCAATCAAAAGAATCAAACACGATTTGCATTAGCAACTCCAATCATTACAGAGTCAGACATTTCTGCTCTTGAAACCACACTATCACAATACAAGGCAAAACTAGCAACTCTCTCCACCGAAGCCACAGACCCAGCCTTACAAGCAAGCCTAGACACAGCCTTAGCCAATATCAAAGCCAAAATAGCAGACCTAGAAGCCAAGATAGCCAAAGCCAAATCAGACTTAGCCGTCTATCAAACAGCACAAGTCAATCTTTCTAAAGCCACTCAGGACTATCTTGCCAAGCAGTCTTTAGCCAAAGAAGCCCAGCAGTCTGTATATAATAAAACAGCAACAAGGGACACAGCACAAACCAACTTAGACCAAGCAAAAGCCCTTGCTGACGCTTCACTGACTAATCTCAATGTCGTCAAGGCAGATGTCCAAGCAAAAGAACAGGCTCTCTCGTCTGCTGACGCTTTACTGACTAATCAAATAAACATCACCAACAATGCTTTCAGCGAACTCAGCACAGCCCAAATCAACACCAGCAATAAAGCACAAGCACTATTAGAAGCACAGCAAAACTATGACACTCTGCTTATTCCTGACCCTAGTTGGACAGCACCTACTTACCAAAAAGAACACATACGAGTAATTCCAGAAACCATAATTGTTGAAGAAGTAACTACAACCACTCAACAAAGCGAAAACATTCTTCCACCCCTAGACCACACGACTTGGTCTGGTGCTGGGACAGGTGCTCAAGGCTCACAGCCAACTATCAACCAAGGCGTTGTCAAGTTCTCGTATATGAGCCAAAGCGTTTCCTACACTAAGCAAGAAACTCTTACAGGCACTCTTACTCTTTCAGTAGATGTAAAGAACCAAGATGCTAACAGGGGTATTCAGGACACCTACAAGATAGAGGTTATAACTTATGACCTTTACGGAATAGAAAACGGTAGAGCGTCTTACAACTCACCACAGGGCTGGCACGACTGGACAACCAGAAGCGTTTCTGTAAATCCAAATTCAACTGTCTATTCTTACAAGGTTATTCTTACAGGACTTGATGGCGGGTATTGGTATGGAACCTACGGTCCAGAAATGAAGAACCCAACTCTTTCTGCCACTACCACTACCACCACAATTACTTACAGAGAAGAAACAATCTACCGCTATGAAACCTACTACACCACAGAGCCAGTTCTTGTAGAGGGAACCTTAGATGTCGCTATCAACGAGGGACAGACTAAAACTTACACAGCCCCTGACGGAGCAGTATTTATTTCTAGTTCTCTACGCTACGAAGCCAAAGACCGCCCTGAGTGCGGAATAAATATAGTTCCAAACCTACAAGGCAACTCAATAACCATTTCTGCCAGTAATGGCGTTTGGGGCGACCCTTGTGGCGGTTGGTATAAGCACATTGTTGGAACTCTTACTTACTTAGGTCAACCAACAGCCCCACTTATCAATGACCCTGCTTTGCTTCCCCCACTACAAGAAGCGCAGTTATCTTACAACGAAGCACTGACATTCGCGCAAATTAAAGCAGATGCTTATGCGATAGAACTTGACGAGAAGGGAAGGCGAGTTATACTAAAGAATAACGCTGAAGATGAGTTGTCTTATGCTATAACTTTACGCAATAACGCACAAGAAGCCCTAGATAACAAGCAATCAGACCTTACCTCTGCTCAATCAGCATTGGACACAGCCAACTCAGAACTAGCCACAGAACAGCAAAATCTACAAACTTTCCAGGGCCAAGAATCTATAGCATTAGCCACTAAGTCACAGATGGAAGCCTCGGCCACGACAGCAGAAACAAACCTAAAAGTTTCTCAAGCATCAGCCGTTGAAGCAAGTTCTTATGATTTCAACAAGGCTATGTCAGAAGCGCAGGTAATAGCAGACACTCCAGAACCAGAGCCAGAACCAGAGCCAGAGGGCGACCCCAATATTCCAGAAGTTATTGAAGACCTTATGGATGTTGAACTAGACAAAGTTGTCCCAACTGACCTGACCCCAGAACAAGCAGAGCAACTTGTAGAGGCAGCCCTAGAAACCTTTGAGACAGCCACTGAGGGCTCACCAGAGTATCAACAGGCTCTAGAAGCCCTAGCAGTTGCTGCCCAGCAAGACGACATTGTTCTTGACGAGTCAATTGCCGATATCCCAGGTGTTGGACAAGCAGCCGCGGCAGTAGTTGCTGTATTCAACCTTGTTGGCAATGTTGGAGCCGACATCTCGCCAAAGGCTCGCGAAAAGGCTCAGACATTAGTTGTAACGACACTTGTTGTCGGACAAATCGCCCAGACAGCCGCTATGGCAACAGCCGCGGCTTCAAGTTCTAGTTATAGGAGAAAATAATGAAACTCTTTGGAAATGTAATTCTTAGAGTAATAGCCACATTCGTTGCTTCTGCTCTAGGAGTTATTGGTGCTGGCTCAGTTGCTGGCTCAGTAAGCGGAGTGGAAATTCCTATCTGGTTTAGCGCAATCATGGGTGGAATTATGGCGGTTGCAAAGGTTGTAGAACTTCTATCCCTAGCGTTCCTAGAAGACGGAAAACTAACTAAGGATGAAATCAACGCTGCTTTCCGCCAGACCACCAAACTAAAAGACACAGACGAAGTAATCCCAACCAAGAAGAAAGAAAAAGAATAATGAGAGACAAACTCATGTTAATCATCACCCTAGGCATACTTGTGTTTATTGGCATAGTTGTAATTGGTGAGTATATAGCCATGCTGACTGCCCAGCAGGTAACTGGCGAAGCAGTAGGAACCAACCCAGACGCAATTGCTCTGGTACAAAACGCACTCGTTGGACTTATCGGAATTATCGGTGGGTACTTCGCTGGCAAGAAAGAAGATAAATAATGAAAAAACTAACTAAATTCCTCGGCGAACTATTCAAAGACCTACTTGACCAAGCGTGGACTCTACTAGGTCTTGCTCTCGGTTGGGTGCTTCTAGAAGGCTCAGCGAGAGACATTGTAGGCAAGTTAATTGGTGTAACCCTGCTTATTTGGGTACTAACCTTTCCTATCCGTCGGGAGAAAGACGACGAATAGCCGTTTTCAAAAAGTCTTACAATAAAAGTATGCCCAATCTAAATCCAGAAGAACGCGACCTTGCCAATGCGTTATTGCTACTCGCTGAAAAGTATGGCAAGTTCAACGAGGATGAGACTGGCATTTGGGCTGGCTATGAATCTGCCGAAGCAAACGAAGTCGCTGCCATTGGAGTAAAGTGTTCCAATTGCGTTCTTTACAGAGGTGGCTCTGAGTGTGCCATTATTGACGCTGAAGTTGAACCAGACGGAAAGTGCCGATTTGCAGTAATCCCTGATGGAGTAGTTATAACAGCAACAGCAGGTTCTAAGCCAGCCCCACCTAAAGACAGAATAAAAGGCTCAGACAAAAATAAAAAAGGTTCTGCTTCCACAGGTAAAGGCGTTACTTTTACTGCCGAGATTACTAAGGCTCTTGAAAAGAAAGTTGCTGACCACAATGCCAAAGCAAAGAATGGTCGCAAGGTTACGCTAGCAAAACTAAAAGCCGTCTATCGTCGTGGAGCAGGTGCGTTTTCAACTTCACACCGCCCAGACCAAAATCGCAACTCGTGGGCTATGGCTCGTGTAAATGCGTTCCTAAAACTTGTTCGTTCAGGTAAGCCAAACAATCCTAAGTATGTCCAAGACAATGACTTACTTCCTAAACTTCACCCAAGGCACTCAGAGGCATCAACTCTTAGTCCATTACTAGCGTCGATGGTAGCAGCCCTAGACGACGATTCCTGCCCACCAGCAACACAAGATATTGCTATCAATCTAGAGAATAGAGAAAAAGCAATCAAGACTGCTGGGTATGGACCACTAAATCCTAAAGAACCAAATAGTGGGTTCTGGATAGAAAAAGCACAGCGTTGGAATGTTCCAGTTGCTGAAGCAAAAAAGAGTGTGTGCGGAAACTGCGTAATGTTTATTCGCACACCAAAGATGTTGGACTGTATCGAGGGTGGAATTTCTGCTGGCGATTCTGGTCAGCAAAACGCGTGGGATGCTATTGACACAGCAGAACTAGGTTATTGCGAAGCATTTGATTTCAAGTGCGCCGCTTCAAGAACTTGTTCTGCTTGGGTTGTTGGCGGGCCTATCACAGAAGAAAAATAACTAACTAATTAAGGAAAAATAAATGCCTGAAGCAATTTATGTAGAGCCTTTTCCAAAGGCAAAGCGTGGCGACGAGTTTAAGAACTTCGCCTCTTACAGAACCAACCCACACCGTGGCGTTGACTGGTCAGTCCCTGGTGGTAGCAAGATTAAGGCTATTACTGGTGGAACCGTTATGGAAGTTGGAGAGACTAAGGTTCTAGGTAACTACTTAATCCAGTCTACTTACGACGGTCATTTCATTCTTTACGCACACTTCCAAGTACCATCAACTCTAAAGCAGGGTGACAAGGTAGAGGCTGGAAAGACCATCGTCGGTCTTGTTGGAACGACTGGCACCGCCTCAACTGGAAATCATTTGCATGTCACTTACGGTGTAAAGAAGAACCTTATTACCGCTGGTATTGAAGACTTGCGTGATTTGTTTGCAGTATTTGATGGAGCACCTAAGAAGGGTGTTGTTGCTAAGGCAGCAGCAGCCGTCAAGAAAGTTGTTCCTACTAAAAAGGCTTAGTCCCGACAAGGAATAAAAAAGCCCCTGCTTTGGCAGGGGTTTTTCTTTTAAAAATGAAACCCCCCGAACTAAAAGTCCGAGGGGCTTCACCGAAAGGAGACGAGTACTATGAACAACCACTCGACACAAAGGGTGATAAGTCCTTTGCTTGATAATGCTAACACAAAATCTAATTATCTATTAGGAAAAAATAAATGTTCTCTGTGGGCATGTCTTTATATAGATTTATATACTAATCTTCTAATAAATATTTCATAAGGTCTGGATTGTTTCTTAGAACCAAAAGCAATCCCTCTTCATAAAGACCAATAAAGTAATGCTCCCAAACTTCAAAGTCGTCTGTTTTCTTAGGCTTTATAGATGTATCAAACACCATACGAACAGCGTGTAGAACTTCGTGAAATAAAGTTGTTTTCTGTCTGCTCACAGCAAGGCTAGCGTCTATGACAATGAGATTTTCAGTATCAAGCGTGTAGCCAAAAGTATTGTCGTTGAGCATTCCGTCATTTTGACGAGTGCGTAAAACTACTTGGAACACCTGCGTTCCTACAATTACTTTGCTTGGCATATTACTCACAATGTAATTTTACCCCCGACTAAAAACAGCGACTAACTTATGTTCTCGTCAATGATATAATAAAGATTATCTATTGTCCCGTCATTAGAGAACTCACCGTCAAACTTGTAGTCATTTAAAGCGTGTTCAGAAGCGTGTTCATTAGCAGGTCCAACACCAGTTCTTAGCACTCTAAACACTTTTCCACCCAACGCTTTTATTGCGTCTGCTTCGTTTGGATATCTAACATCTGCTATCACTACTTTTCCACCATCTGGAATAGAGTTCAAAGCATAATCAACCCAGAAATCTTCATCAAACATTTCACGACCAACTTCAGTTCCAAAGCGTTGTAGTAATCCACGAACATCTGGACTGCGTTCTTTCAGACCTTCCCAACCATAAACATCTACGCCAACTCGTAAAGGAGTGTTCACAACTTCATTTACCGTTATGCGTGGGTTCAAGCGATACATCGCTTCTTTCATTGGCGTTGAGAAAGAGACTTTTGTGTAGCCTTTATTCTTTACTAAGTAATCAGCAATAGTGTCTTTGCCACTTCTAGCCCAGCCAGCAATACCAATAACAGTTACTCTAGGAATTAGTCTTCCGTCTTTGAGAACATATACAGGTAGCCCTAACGCTTCTGCGACATGAACTTCAAGCGAAGCACCTTTAGACTTTTGCCAATCGGGTAAAACGCAAATAGCATCAACAGCCAAAACGCTAGGCAAATCCCTACGCATATAAGAACTCCAAGATTTACTAGGTTTTTCAGGACTACCAGCATTTTTCAAAGCCTCTTCTAAAGTTTTGCCATCGTTATGTGCGGGATTGATAACTTCATAACCAAGTTCTTTTAGTTTGTTTTCCGTCTCAAAAAACAAAGGAAAGTTGAAGTCTTTCACTTTGCTCATTGGACCAGCGATATAAATTTTCACTCTGTCATTTCTTCTTGTACTCGTTGTATTTTCATACCAAGAGCCTTGATGTGCTCTCCAATAACTTCAATCTCCACACCCAGCAACTCAACTCTTTCATCAAGAGCGTCGATGGCAACGCCCAGTTCTTTAGCATCCATTTTGTTCAGCAACCGCCTCACCCTGCTCTAACCAAATCTTTTTACACTCTTCTGACATTTCACCAGAAGTTGACGGACTTGGAGTTGGAGTTTGATTTTGCTTTAGCATTGAAAAGCCATAGACAAGAAAGCCTATGAAAATCAATATAATAGTAGATACTATAAAGCAATCTATCTTTCTAACAACTATGTACTCACTCATTTGAGTTTTTCTTTCTTTCTTTTTCTAGTTCTTTAGCAAGTCTTTCTCTAGAAGCAATAGTTCCAATAAGACCAGATATCAACCCAACAATCAGCGTTGTTAGGAATATGGCACTAACAATCTCAAAATCACTGTGCATTTTCTTTTTCTTTCTCTTTTTCTGTAAGAATTACTTGGGCACAACAGCCGTCACACTCGTGGCGTTCAAACACATGAAGTAGGTCGTGTTCGCAGATAGTTTCATACATAAACTTTCTACACCTCATCTATCAAACTCTTTAGGTTGTCGTATCCGATATCTTCTTTTTTGAGAGCATCTAGCAACCAATCAAAAGTTTCTTCAATAATTTTCTTTGCTTCAGGGCCAACTCCTACAATTAGTTTTTCCGCTATACAGTAAGCAAGCGGATAACCTAAGTCGCTAAAGTAAAACAATTCTTTGTATTTTTCGTTTTCCCTGTGAAGCACCCACAAATCAGAAAGTATCTGGCACTTCTTTTTGAATGTTGTTTCGGTTGTATTAGTCATTGTTATCCTTTCCATAACCATAAAGCCACTCTCTAAATTCTTCCCAGTTGAAAGAATTAGATTGAGTAGGTTCTTTTACTGCGTCAGTTAGTTCTACCACTCTATTTAGTTTCTCCCAAGGAAGTTCTGGGTCGCCAAAATGTCCGTAAGCAGAAGTTCTACTGTAAATAGGTTCTTTTAGGTGGAGAGCGTCTATGATAGCAGACGGTCTAAGGTCAAATACTTTATCAATGGCACTAAGTAATCTGTCATCACTCACTACACCAGTTCCAAAAGTGTTGATGTATAGACCGACTGGATTAGCCTTACCAATCGCATAAGCGACCTGAATTTCAACTCTGCGAGCAAGTTTCGCAGCAACTATGTTCTTAGCAATCCAACGCAAAGCATAGGCAGCAGACCTATCTACTTTTGATGGGTCTTTACCAGAAAAGGCTCCACCACCGTGTCTAGCCATACCACCATAGGTATCAACAATAATTTTGCGACCAGTAAGCCCAGCATCTCCATTTGGACCACCAATAATAAATTGACCACTTGGATTTACCAGAATTTTTAGATTGTTTATTGCCAACTCAGTTTTCTTGAGAATAGGAAGCACAAGCATAATGATGTCTTCCTCAATATCATCTTGGCTAATGTTTGGCTCGTGTTGTGTAGAGACAACTATGGTTTCAATTGACTTAGGGATGTCGCCGTCATAACCCACAGTTACTTGAGTTTTACCGTCAGGTCTTAGATAAGGTAGAAACCCGCTAGTTCTAGCCTTTTCTAAAATGCGAGCAATCTTGTGTGCCAAGTAAATTGGCATAGGCAGCATCTCATCTGTCTCATCTGTAGCATAACCAAACATAATTCCTTGGTCTCCAGCACCTTGCTGGTCGTCTGCCAAGTGCGAACCTGAGCGTGCTTCAACAGACATTTTCACTCCATCAGCGATGTCTGAAGATTGCTGACCAACGCTTAGAAAGACAGCACAGGTGTCAGCGTCAAAGCCAATGTCCGAAGATGTGTAGCCAATCTTGCGAATAGTGTCTCTAACAATCTGGCGAATGTCTGGACTAGCGTGGCTTGAAACTTCGCCAAACACAAACACAACTCCAGTCGTGACAGCAGTTTCAACAGCAACCCTGCTCTCAGGGTCTTCTGCTAAATAAGCATCAAGAATTGCGTCTGAGATAGCGTCGCAAATCTTGTCTGGATGTCCAGATGTTACAGATTCAGATGTAAATAGTTTTAGTTTAGAGTTACCAGATGGTCTTATTATAGCCACGGGTGTCCTTTCGTCTTATTAGTAATACAGTATCAGTTGTGTCTAAAAAAGGCTACTTCTTTTCTTTTCAATTTCAAAATCGCCTTGCCAGTAGAACCACTTCCAGAAAACGGGTCTAACACAATTCCGCCTTTTGGAGTTACTAACTTGACAAGATATTCCATAAGAGCCGTTGGTTTCACGGTTGGGTGGAAGTTCTTTGCTGGCTGAGTAGTGAATTTGTCTTCTACTGAACCCGGTGCGTTGCCAGCACTATCAGCAGACTTTCCATTATAAACCTTACCCTTTTCAGGCAAGTCTTCACCAAGGCCCTCGTTTCGGTCTTTTTTATTGGCTTTTGCTTGATAGAAAAAGCGTGATGCTCCACCACTCTTTTCTTCTGCTTTACGACCAACTCCAAGGTATTCAGCAGAGCCACTACCAAACTCACCATACCCACTGACTTTAGTCTGAGCCCAATGACCTTGAGTAATTTTTCCTTGGGTTTGTTCATCAAGTTCTTTGATAGGACAACCATCAGCACATTCCCAAACTGAAGTGCTTACAACTTTATCTTCACCAACATAGTCTGGTCGCTCCGTTTGACCAAAGCCAGTCCAGTCTTCTGTTTTGTTGATTGAGTATTTTTCTTCTACTACACCGACTTCAACGCACTCTTCAGTATGTCCAAAGATAACATTAGATGGAAAACGACCAATAGGTTCTTCATCTGGAGTTGTTTGATGGAAGAAACGACTTGCTCCACCAGCATCTCCATACTGCTGACCAACAGGAACTCCATTTCCCTCGCTCCAAATGCCACCAGTTCCCCTGTCTTCTCTAGGCTGACCAGACTTAGTTACGCCACTCTGCTCATTGAGTTCTTTGATTGGGCAACCATCTACACATTGGTAAACTTCAATTTTGTACTCGTATCCATCAAATCCCCCCGAACCATCTCCACCTGAAACTGTCTCTTGCGTTCCAAAAGTAGCAGTGCGATTACCAGCAGAAGTTTTCCCAGTTATGACTTGTCCAGTTGGCGTACAGCCATCTGAGTGTTGAAGAATTACATTGCTTGGAAAACGACCAGTGACAGTTTTTTCATAAGTCTTGCCAGATGGAACCCAGCCATCATCCATAAAGTTGTTACCAAAACCATTTTCAGTAATGGTGTCAGTTCTTTGCTCGGTTCCAATACGAGAACCGTCAATGTTAATACCACCAGTTCCCCACTTCAAAACATTGCTTGCTACATTCTTTTCAGACAACGGCTTACGACCAACGATGATTGGCTCAAGTGCTGGCTTCAAAGCAGTTCCCCAGCCAGACCATTTCTTAGCATCGTCTGTCGATGGAGCAGTAATTAAGATTTCAGTGCGTTCAGCATCTTGAACTTGACCAAAACTCAATTTATCAATGCCAATGGCTTCTTTAGACTTAGCACCTACATCTCGTAAATCTGGAGCATTTCCAGCAGAGCCAATAACTTCACGCTCAGCCCCAGCCATCTTGTCTAACTGCTTAGAGATGTCTAGCGACTTAGGAAAGCCCTGACCATAAATCCAGGCAATGCTATCTCTAATTTCAAAGCCAGCCATACGAACAGACAATCCCATAAGGTCTTGCGTTCTTGTTCCAGCAAACACCAAGATATGTCCGCCTGGCTTTAGCACACGGAAACACTCATCCCACACAGCGGGTGGTGGAACAAAAGCATCCCACTGCTTTCCCATAAAACCTTTACCAGCAGGAATGTGTTCTCTGTCTCCGCCAATCCACATCTTAAGGGCGTTTAAGATATAGTCCGGGTCAGAGTCTCCCAACCCATAGGGTGGGTCAGTCACAATCGCATCAACCGAGTTGTCCGCTAAATTTTTTAGTTCTTCAAGACAATTTCCGTGATAGATAGTTGCTTCAGGTTCTTCAAAATATTTACTCACTAAACAAATCCTCGGTCTTTTGCTTTATTTCATGGTCAAGTCTGGTTGTAATGATTGGCAGATATTCTTCCGTCAATTCAATTCCAACAAATCTAAACCCGTTTCTAATCGCAGCCTTACCTGTTGAACCAGAACCAGTAAAGGGGTCAAGCACAATTCCGTTAGGTGGAGTCACTAACTTGATTAGGTATGTCATAAGCGAAGTAGGTTTTACTGTCGGGTGGTGGTTCTTGCTTGGAATAAAAGGTCTGTTTGCTCTTTCAGGAATAGCAGCGCCATCTCCACTCCAGTCATGGTCAGGCAGTGCATCTAGACCTTCATTTCGGTCTTTCTTATTTGCTTTAGCAACATAAAAGAACCTGCTCGCCCCACCAGAATCATTGAAACCTTGTCTTATTTCAGGAAAAGTTGTTTTAGATTCATTCAGCGAATTTCCACCATAAATTTTCAATGCAGAACTTTTTTGAGTAGCCATCCCTTTTCTATCTCCGCTTTGTTTATCTAATAGTTCGGCTGTTGTTTCGTCTAGGATTATGTTTGCAGGCCACCGCCCAACA